CCAATTTCGGGTGGTTTTGGCTTATTGTTTATTTGTTTATGTTTAAAAAATTCCCGTCTTTCCGAGTGCCCCGATTTTTTATGCTTGCTGGAGTAATTGGTTTACCCCTTTCGACCCGTAGCATGTAGGTACTGCCATCCTCAATTATGCAACACGACAGTCATTCTTACTGCTGCATCAGGAACGCTCTTTAATGTATTCTCATTCTTGCGTCAACGCTTGCTATTATATCGTCGAGTTCTTCTTTGGGCATTTCTTTAAGTATTTTATCCAAAGCAGCTAATGATTTTTCAGATATGCTTTTATCATCTACCCTATTCAATTCATCCAACTTGTCCGCTATTTGGAGTAGTTCGGATGCGGTGTATTGCCTTTCTCCATCATCTTGGTAGACATAAACCCCGTTATCTTTAACGATGTGTCCTTTTGTGTTGTTATACCCTGGAAGCTCGTTTAAGTCATTCACCAGATAATCGACATCAGGGGTCGTTGACGGTACGAACTCTAAGTTACTTTCCATGTGCCTGTGTTTTAGGGTGATTGTGGACTAAGTCAATGTGGTCCTTTGCCGCTTGCAGTTCTGCTTCTAATTGCTTGCATTTATTTATTAACGCATCATTTGTTTGTTTTTGGCTTTCTATTATTTCTTGCAAGCCTTTTATGATGTGGTTATTTTCTAATTCTTCGTTAATCATAATTTTTTTGTAAAGGTAAATATTAAATTGATAAAAACAAATGTTTTTTAAGATACTTTAGTGACCATCTTTCCAATTATGAGATAGTGAAGGTGGAGCTTTTAATTGTAAACTTATCTTAGTAGTATTCTCCATACACTCTTGTACTATCTTAGCTGCTTCCTGTGCTCTACTTTCTTCTACTTCTGTAATTAACTGGTCATGTATCTGAGCACAAACCCATCCATCTATTCCGGCTTCTTTAAGTCTCCGGTTTATCTGTATAGCTGCACGATTAACTATAGACGCAGATAGTGATTGTATTTGAAAATTACAAGCATTATTAAGGCCATTTGTATAATCTCGTTGCATCTTTAACACTTCATCTTCTCCTATATCTTCTATTAAAGACTTTCTATAATTCCAATCTAGTATATCATCTCCTATAGAATTATAAATGTTTCTAACTTTAGGAAGATGTCTTATACGCCCTACTTGAGTCTTAATAAAACCTTGTTGTTTAGCTAAGCTCCTAGATGAATCAAACCACTTCTTTAATTCAGGGAACCCACTAAAGTAACCTTTTATTAGTTCAGAGGCTTCTTTAGTAGATACATTTAAAGTCTTACCTAATGCATAATCTCCCATTCCATAAGGTATACCTAGTGAATAAGGTTTTGCTTTATTTCTTAATTGAGGTTCTAGCTTCTTTAAGTAATTGTCTGCTTTTTTATCCGGAGAGTATTTATCTAGTTTTTCAGTCTTAATTGCAATAGTACTATAGAAATCCCAACCATTACGAAAGATGTCTTTAAGTCCTTCATCTCCTGATACATGTGCAAATACGTGAGGTTCTAGAGACTCGTAATCATTATCTACAAAGATATTACCTTCTTCAGATATTAGGAAAGCCCTTATTCTATTATTGTATTTAATAACTACTTCATCCTCTTCTCCTTCTTCTATAGGCTTAGGTAATTGTTGAGCATCGGAACCATACCTACCGGATACTGTGGCGTGTTGTTTGTAGTAAAAGTAATACCTACCATCCTCTTCTCCTTGTAAAAACCTATCTACATAAGATGATTTTATTTTTAAAAGCTTATTATAAATGCGGATATTTTTTGCCCATTCAAGAGTCTTTCCTAACTCCAATAATAAGTCTTCATCAAATTGAGGTTTTCCATTGTCTGTTTCTGATAAGTGTTTTATTTTAAGTACATTGAAAGCAATATCAGATAGCTCGTCTCTAGATTGAATATTGTAAAAGTATCCTCCATGATCCTTCTTCCATAACATAAGACTAGGCTTAATCTTTGTAGAATAATCTAATACAGATGCGTCATTGGTTTGTATAAATGACTTAATATTACTATCAGGTAGTGCAGCAATTATTTTAGCAGCAGTACTATATTTGCCACTCTTTTCTGAAACAGGTAGTTCTATATTGTTTAGCTTTATAAGTAGCTGAACGTAAGAACCTTTATTAGATGGAGGATATTGTTGTGAAGCTTTTTCAATTATCCATTCTGTAATCTTTGTATCTGATAGTAATTCTTTTTCTACTCTCTTACGATACTCTTCCATTTCCACTGTAATCTCCTCTTCTGTCTTTTTTATAAGGTCTAAATCTAGCTTAACACCTTTTTCTTCCATGCGAATGGTTACCTCTCTGTAAAGGGGCATAACCTCGTCTTTAAAGAAAAAGTCTTCAAGTCCCTCTTCTTTAAGTATCTTTAAATAGTAATGGTAAATCCTAAGAGTTAAATCAGTATCAGCACAAGCATACTTTGATAGAATAGGTAAATCTGCTTTAAAGATTTCATAATTCTTTTTAGATACAGAACCTCCATTTTTAGTAATAGATTCTTTAAGTTCTAACTGCTCTTCATTGGCTTCCTTCTCCATATCTAGTCCTAATCCTTCTTGTACCATCTTAGCTATAGACTTCAAAGCAAAACCTTCAACACCGGCACCTTCTTCCTGTACCGTATGAACTAGTAACATAGTATCAGCCCATAAACTATCTATCAAGTCTATACCGTAATAGTTCTTAGTAAATCTACCATCAAATGAAAAGTTATGTGCTATTATCCTTTTACCCTTAAGCAAAGATAATAAGTGCTTTGCAATATCATGACACTTAACATGTTCGATATAGCAATCTCTTAAAGAGCCATCTACATATTCCATTGTAGGCAGGTAATACCCTTTACCAATTTCTGAGGATACGGAAAATCCTATTATGCAGTCCTTTCTAGTGTTAAGACCGCTAGTTTCAATATCAAAAGAGATAAGGTCAAAGTCTTGGATGTGTTTAGCCATTTCTTTAACCTTATCCTTTGAATCTACTTGTACATAAACTTTATTTGACATGGGAGCAAAGATACTACTTTATAATTAATCTAGCAATAAACTTTTTTTATAGGGAACTTTTTTATTAAGCTTATCCCTTCGTCTCTCGCATCCGCAATCTTCTCTTCCTAGAACTTTTGTTGCAAACCAATGAGCTGCTTTGTCTAGGAAGAAGAAGTGCGTTACTTTTGCAATTGTATCACCTAATCCTTTACTTTTCATATATATTTATTTTACCGGACATGCACCACCTTCACAGTCTACAATCTCCATATCATATTCGTTAATCTCTACGGAGTCTATAGGTTTTACCTGTGATATCATTTCGTCGTACACTTCTTTGCTTATAGTTTCATAAGGAGCTTGTACAAATCCATGACCGTGATATAATAAGAATGACACTGTTTTAATCTCATTTGTATAGTGCTCATTTAGATATGACTTAATGTCCTCTAAGTCCTCTTTCTTATAGTAAACAGTACAGCTAACAGAATTATCAGACCACTCTCTTTGAAGCCATCTTACAGTATCTAATTGCTCTTTCCAACTGTAATTAGCTGCTACTGGGGTACCTTCCGGAACTTTACAAGGGAATTCAACAACCATAGTAGATTTATCGTCAGAACCATCGAACTTCTTTTGATACTCTACTTTATATCCATTCTTTTGACATACTTGAATTAAAGGAGAATTAGAAGCTATTCGAATACGACGAATATAGTAAGGTCCGGCAGGGCTAGGATGTACACCTGGAGTTACACCTGGCAGTAATGATAATGTTCCTGAAGGCTTACATGTAGTTAGCTTAATAGATTTTGGATATCCCATCTTTTCTGAGTACTCCACATCATATTGTCTCAACCAAGTATAAGCATCTTTTAACCATCCTCTTTGTTCGTCAGTAGCTTGCAATACACCGGTAACACCTATACCCATCCTCATATTAGCATGTACAATCTCTTCAGTATCTTTTAGAGAGCAATGTAAAGCTAAAGAATGTTTGTTAACACGATAAGCATATGAAAGTACCTCTAGCAATTCCTCATAAGAAGTAATCCTAGATAAAAACACTTCAGCAAGGCAACAAGTCTCTTTATTAGCCAAAGACTGTTCTGCACAAGGATTATAAGCCATTACATTAGGGTCAGGGTATTGAGTCTCTCCTGTCCTACCTATTTTCTTAGATAACTCAAGATTAATAAGTCCATAAGGTTCCCCTTGCTCATAAGTTTGCCAAAATTCAGGTAGAAGTTTAGTAGGATCAGAACAAGCAATAGAGTTGTTACTCATAGACCTCCAATTAGGTATAGGCCCTAAATCCCAACGTTTAGCTTTTAAATATTCGATATCATCATAATCCCCGATAGCTAACTGTGCACTCCTACGTACATTACCTGCTACTACTACAGAGCCTATAATATTCATGATATCTAGACAATCTATCGGACGTAACTTTTGATTAGCCCTAGAATTAAGTATCTTATGGATTTCGTTCATACCCCAACATAAGTCTTCCGGACCAGATGAAGTACCGCCAAATCCTTTAATAGGAGCACCTTTACTACGGATTAATTGAGTAGAGTAAGTAAAACCTTGTCCACTATAGAAATGAGCTTTTAATACCTTTGCAAGCAGCTTAACCCATCCCTCACGAGTATCCGGAACAATGAAGTCAGCATCTGCACTGTCTAGTCTTTCTATCTTTATTTTCTTTTTAAGCTTAGGTAGAGTGTATACATATTCTCTTTGAATGTTGTATCCTACTCCGGAACCTAGCATAAGCATTTCCATAGCCCAAGTAAAAGGAGCAATAGGTTCATCCACTACACAAGCAGCGCAGTTTTGTAAAGAAGGTAAACCTAACCTATCAACGGTTTTAGTACCTAGTTGCCACATAAACCTTCCTGCTACAGACCATTTTAAATCTGTTCTAGTCTCAAAGTATCTAGCTTCTTCTTCTTCTGTAAATTGAAGCTTTAATTGCTTATCAATAGCATTTAACTCTCTTTCTACCACCTGATAAAACTCTTCTGTCTTAGAGTTAGGATCTTCTTCTTTTAATCTACGAGCATAGGTACGTTTAAAAGTAATGTAACCGATTTCGCCCCATTGAATCTTTTTTTCTTTTCTATTCATAATTTGGTTGTTTTTAGAGACAAGTTTTCCATTTAGACCCCTTTTGAGAGACTATTAAGTATTGTTATTTAATTTAATTGTTTACTGACCTGGGAGCTTGGTGTTACCTGCAGGCTTTGCCAATGATGGTGTGGTAGTATTTATCTTAGTAGCAGGAGTTCCGGTCTTATTAGCACCAGAGGCATTCAGCTTAGCTATAGAATCTGTATACTTAACAGGAGAGTCAGGAGTCCTAAATAAGTCTCCTTTTGCAGCTGTCTTAAACAAGTTTATGAGATAATTTGCCATGTTTTAATCTTTTTGTATTAATAAATATACTGTTCTATGGTAAATCTTTTGTTAACTCAAAAAATCTCTTAGCTAAATACTGTTTCTCTTCCGGGTTCATCTTTTCCGGAATTCTACTATTAGATTCAGATACTGTATTCTGCTCCATAATAGATATAGCATCTTCGGTAAGTTCGTTAGTGTTTATAACTATATTACCATTATCTGTATTTATTTTAGCAGCAAAAGTCATACCATCAGCTCCATAACGATTCTTCATTATGTGAATCCTACCGGTCTTGTTAATCTTATCAGCCCTTTTACGAGATAAAGACATAGCAAAGTCAGCTACCATTATTTTATTATAAGAACCTGCTATTTTGTCAGCTTCTACTATATCATCCTTGGCACCTGCTCTGTTTACCTGTGAAACGCTCCATATAGGAATGTTTAATTCCCTAGCCATGCCTTTAACAGCAATGTATATGTCATCAAGCTCTTCTTTTGCCTCTTTACGGGACTTTCCTGACTTCATGAGGTCTATGTAGTCTATGATGACTAAATCCGGAATAAAGCCCATATCTTTACATTTCTGGATATGGTTTTCTATAGTGTGGGAACTTGCCTTACCCATAGGATATTCTCGGACAATTAATTTACCCGGAAGTTCGGATATTATCTTTTCTACCTTATCTTTATGTAGAAGTATTTGCTGAACATCTATTCCTGTAAGTAAAGAGTCATACCTTCTTCCTACATAAGACTCCGGTAGCTCTAAAGTGTAGTGGAGTACATTATATCCTGATAATACCGCTTGGCTACCTAAATTAACTAGTACCCAACTCTTACCGGAACCTGGACCTCCTAGTACAATGCCTAAATCACCTCTACCTAAACCTCCCATAAGAAGTTCATTGATATTAGACCATGGAGTAGGTATAGGAGAACGTTCTTCTTCTTGATACCTAGTTTCTATATCTTTATCGTATTCATGACCTATATTCTTATCTTGACCTGCTTTTAGTGCTTGGTCTATTAAACTTCGAATATTATCATACTCTCCTTTATGCAGTAAGTCAACAGAAGATAATAAAGCTTTCTTTAAATGTTGGTTCTTGCAGAAGTTAGAAAACTCTTGTTCAATATAAACTTTGTCTTCATTAGAAACTTTTAGAGCTTCTTTAACTTGGTCTGCAACAGCTATTTTTAAAACCTCATTATCAATCTTACGAACTTCCACTTGTAGAGATTCCATAGTAGGAGTAGTATGATAGGCATAATAGTATCTCATTACTTCATTGATTATCCACTTATGAGCAGGTGAATCAAAATAATCCTCAGATACTATATCGTGTACACTTCTTAAAAACTCTTTCTCCTTTAATAGAGACGAGAGTACCTTTACCTGAAAGCCAGTCCCGTAAGCGGCTAACGTGTTTAAAACCTTTTTTTGTTCCATAAATCTTATTTATACTTCTGTAACTCGTTGAAATTTGTGTACAACCATCCTATTAAATTAGGAATAGTATCTCCTAATTTGTCCTGCATATATAGTACTTGGAAGGTCTTAGGATCAAACTCTTTATTAGGGTTATTTATAAGCTCCTCTATTTCTTGTAAAGCTTCTACAGGAATATTAGGCTTATGTAAATCCATCAACTTTTCATTAATCCTTAATTGATGTTGGTAATTTTTAATCTTAGAATGTAATAGATTAGTACCGATTTCACATTTACTTAATACTTCATCTAAAGTTACAAGAGTATCATTTCCTAGTTCCGGAAATAACTTTATTAACTTCTT